GACAACCCGCTCGGCGTCGTGCCGGTGATCCCGCTGGAGAACAAGCCGGGCATGATCGGCGGCGGTCACTCCGATCTCGAGCCCGCCGTGCCGCTGCAGAACGCGGTCAACAAGCTCTGCACCGACATGATCGTCGCGTCGGAGTACGGGGCGTTCCCTCAGCGGGTGCTGACCGGTGTCGAGGTTCCCCGCGACCCGGAGACCGGGCAGACGCTCTCGTCGATCGACCTCAAGTCGGCTATGTCGCGGCTATGGGCGTTCAAGCCGTCCGACGCCCGCGTCGACCAGCTCCCGCCCGCCGACCTCAACGTGTTCGTCAACGCGATCGAGATGTTCATAACCCACCTTGCGGCGCAGACGCGCACGCCGCCGCACTATCTGCTCGCGAAGCTGGTCAACACGTCCGGCGACGCGCTGAGCGTGGCCGAGGCCGGGCTCGTGTCGAAGTGCCGGGCGAAGCACCTGTTCTTCTCGGACGCGTGGGAGGAGGCGCTCGCGCTCGCGCTGACCGCGGCGGGCAGCGAGACGTCGGCTGCCGACTGCGAGGCGATCTGGGCGAACCCGGAGCGGGTCCAGCCGGGCGTGCTCGTCGACGCGGCCGTCAAGAAGAAGACGCTCGGCATCCCGCTCCCGGTGATCTGGCTGGAGCTCGGCTACACGCCGGAGCAGATCGCCGAGATGGAGACGCTGGAGAAGTCGGCGCGCGAGGAAGAGCTCGCGGCAGCGGCGACGGCCGAGGCCGCCGTCGAGAGAGCCGCTGCGCAGGCCGCCAGCGTCGAGCCACCGCCGGGACAGCTACCACCGTCGGCAGCGCCGGGCCAGGCGCCCGCGCCGCCGCCACCACCGACAGGAGGGTAAGAGATGCCAGACGCATCGCCCGCCGACGCCGTCATCGAGGGCCAGGAGCCCGACGACGGTGAGGGCCAGGAGCCCGAGCCCGACAACGGCGACGACTCGGAGGACGAGCCCGAGGGTCGCTCGCCGAAGCAGTACCCGGAGCACTACGTCAGGCAGCTCCGCAAGGAGGCAGCCAGCCAGCGGAACCGCGTCGCCGAGCTCGAGGAGAAGCTCCAGGAGCACACCGACGCGGGCAAGTCGGAGCACGAGAAGCTCGTCGAGAAGCTCACCGCGTCCGAGCGACGCGCGGGCGACGCCGAGCTCAAGCTGCTCCGGTTTGAGGTCGCCCGGGAGGCGGGCCTCGACCTGGACGCGGCCGCGTTCCTGACCGGCTCGACGCGCGAGGAGATCGAACACCGCGCCGCAGAGCTCGCGAAGCTGCTCGCCGAGAAGGGCCCCGGGAAGTCGTCCACCGGGTTCGACGGTGGAGCGCGCCAGACGGCTCCGAAGGAGCAAGGGCCGCCCGAGCAGGAACACAACGAGTTCCTGATGCGGGCGATCCGAGGCGCGCCGTCGTCCCAGTAACGCCCGCCCGAGGGCGGGTGAGGAGGAGACAACATGGCGAACCGCATCCCGCTCTCCGAGGGCATCCCAGCCGCTGGCGGGTATCTACTCCCGCCAGAGCAGGGCGACCTACTCGTCCAGGGCATCCTCATGCAGTCCGGCGCGATCGCGCTCGCGGGCGACAAGCGCGCGACCAGCGCGATCAAGACGCAGTTCCCGATCTGGCTGGGCCAGCCGACGGCCGGGGCAGTCGGCGAGGGCGCTGCCAAGCCCGTGACGGGCGCCGAGTTCGGTCAGGCGAACCTCAACGTCAAGAAGTTCGCGACGATCGTGCTGTTCACCGACGAGATGCTGCAGGACGTCCAGGCGGGCGACCTCAACGTGCTCGTCGACTCGGGCATCCGCACGGCGCTCAACGACACGATCGACGCGCACGCGGTCGGTCTGACGAAGGGCGTCGCGCTGACGAGCGTGTTCGACTCATGGCTGACGGCGACGACGTCAGTGGTCGAGTACCAGCAGGCGAAGCCCGACGGCCTGCAGCTCGCGATCTCCGCGGCGATGGGCGTGCTGGAAGGCAACGGATACGGCGACGTGTCGAATATGGGCGTCCTGCTCGGCTTCGGCTTCTCGCAGGTGCTGCGCGACGCCCGGTCGGCGCTGGATACGTCCATGCCGATCTACGGCGCCGGGCGTGACCCGCTCTACGGCCTGAGCTCGTTCGTCTCGACGAACCTGACGAACGCGTCGGCGGCGCCGGCGGCGACCGACTTCCTCGGCTTCGTCGTCTACCGGCCGAACCTGCACGTCCGCGTCCGCAACGACGTGATCCTCACGACCTCGTCGGAGGCAACCGTCAACGACGGCACGTCCGACCGGAAGCTGTTCCAGGAAGACCTCACCGCGGTCCGGTACGAGACCCGGCTCGCGTTCATGATCCACGACATCAACCGGGCGGTCGTCGCGATCAAGAACGCGACGTGACCCACCTGTCGGTGATCGACTCGATCTGCCTGGTCGTGATCGCCGCGTGCGCGCTGATCCTGACCGTCCACTTCACATAGGAGGTAGCCGATGAGCACCATCGAGCATCCAGAGCCGTCGTCGAGCCTGTCGGATCACTCGACGATCGTCGACCCGGACCCGGAGGCGCCGACCGACGCGAACCCGCCGGACGGCCCGCATATCCAGGAAGTGCGCGGCATGCCGGGAGCCGCAACGACGAAGTCGTCGAAGTCGAGCTCGAGCTCGGACTCGTAATGCCGCTGCCTGACTACCCGCCCGTGATCGTGCAGGCCCCGGTCCGGGCGGGTATCGGGCTGCGCTTCGGCTACCAGTCGCGGGTCGCGCAGCCGTGCTGGCCCGTCGACTGGTGGCAGCGTGACTACGACGACCCGGTCGAGTGGGACAAGACGTCGGTCGACGGGATCGTGTGCATGACCGAGCGGATGATGCGAGTGCCGGAGGCCACGCGATGAGCAGCCTGCCGTACGGGATCAAGGCCCCGGCCGGTGTCCGGCCGAGCGTCGACGACGTCGCCCTGCTGATCCGGGCGCGCACGAAGGACTCGCACGGGAACGAGGTCGGCACGTTCGACGACGAGACGAGGCCGACCGCCGACCAGGTCGAGGAGCAGATCGACGCCGCGCTGCCGCTCGTGCTAATGCGGCTGCCGGAGGTCGAGAAGCTCCCGACCGAGCTCGTTCCGGCGATCGCCGCGGTCGTCGCGTACCGGGCGGCGCTCCGCATCGAGAAGTCGTACTACCCGGAGCAGGTCCGCTCCGACCGGTCGGCGTACGACCAGCTCCTCGGCGAGTACCTCGCCGACCTGGAGGCGCTCGTCGACGCGGCGACGGCCGGGCCCGAGGGCGCCACCTCCGGCGAGATCGCGATGGTCCCGGTCGGGTCGTGGACGTCGATCGGATACGAGGACTGTCAGCCGTGAAGCTGGAGGTCAAGGAGAAGGGCGTCACGCAGGCGAAGGTCGATCTCTCGGCGATGGGCGAGCGGAGCTCGGATATCCGCCGCCTGTCGGAGCAGACGCGGAGCATCGTCCGCAAGTCGAACGACCGCCGGTTCCACAACCGAGGCGACGGCTCCTGGCCCGCGTTGAACGACGAGTACGCGACGCAGAAGACGCTCGACGGCTATGACCCGCGGCCGCTGCGGCGCAAGAACATGCTCTATCGGGCGCTGACGTCGCCGCGAGCTGCCGGGCAGATCGACCAGCGCGACAAGACCGAATTCCGCTTCGGCACGAACCTGCCGTACGCCCGTTACGCGGACCACGGCACGCAGAACGAGCCTCAGCGGAAGCTGATCGAGTTGCGGATGGACGAGCAGAAGCGGATCAGCGATCTGATCAACCGCTACATCGCGAAGGGCCAGAACACGTGAGCCTTGTCGAGACCGAGACGATCTTCGGCCCGATCGTCACCGGGGCCGACGTCGAGGACTGGGTCTTCGCAGTGCTGCAGCGATGGTCGTGTACGTATCTCGCCGAGGTCTCGCGGCAGCACGGCATCGAGGCCGGGAAGCTCCCGGACGTCCGGGCGTGGGTGCCGGCGGCGACATTCGACAAGTGGCCGGAGGACCAGATCCCGGGTGTGCTCGTCGTCTCGACCGGGACGGCCGAGCGGCCGCTCAGGTCAGGAGACGGCAGCTACCGGGCCCGGTGGGTGATCCGGCTCGGAGTGATCTGCTCGGCGGCGACGCAGGCGCAAGCGCACAAGCTGGCGATGCTCTACCTCGCCGCCCACGAGACCATCCTGCTCCAACGGCCCTCGCTCGAGGGCCACGCGAACGGGGTCGACTGGCTCGGCAATGAGCACACGCAACTCGACTACGACGACACGCGCACGCTCTACACGGGCGAGGCGCTGTTCACGGTCGAAGTGGACGGGTGCCGGTTCGGCGACGCAGGGCCGCTCACGCCCGACGACCCGCGCGAACCGTGTACCGACCCGTGGCCGGTGTGGACGACGGCCGAGATCGTCGACGTCCAGATCGACAACTACCGCGTCGACGCGCCCCTGCCGACGCCAACCCGTAAGGAGGAGTAATGCCGCGTCCAGGTTGGGACGTAATCAGTAGGACGGCGCCGATCCCGCCGCAGGTACCGACCGATACCGGCGTCACGTTCATCGCCGGAGGAACCGAGAAGGGCTTCGCCGCTCCGACGCTCGTGCAGTCGCTCGACCAGTACGCGTCGATCTACGGCAGCCGCACCGGAGGCCAGCCGATGTACGACTGGGTCGACGTCTACTTCCGCGAGGGCGGCGGCAAGCTCTGGGTCTCCGCGATCCCGACCACGCCCGGGCTCATGATCGCCGAAGCCGACCGGTCGGAGCTGTCGGCGATGACCCGCGACGAGCTCGACGCGCTCGCCCTCGACGCCGGGATCGAGGACCCGTCGTCGCTGCCGAACAAGGACGCCGTTATCGACGCGCTCACTGGCAACGGCGACCACGTCGAGGCGCAGGCGATCACACCGGCGCAGATCGTGTCGGCGCTCGCCCTGTTCACTGACGCGTACGGGCCCGGCCAGGTGTGCGCGCCCGGCCAGGTCGACAACGTGACCGTCAACCCGGCGCTGCTCCAGCACGCGATCGACCACAACCGCGTCGCGTTGATCGAGTCGGCCCCGGGCGCCGACGCGGCCACGTTGACGACGTACGCGTCGGCGCTCAAGACGCTCACCGGGGCTCGAGCCGCCGGGGTCTTCGCGCCACTCGCGATCGTCCCGGGCGTCACGTCGGGCACGACCAGGCTGGTCGGCTGGACGGCGGTCGCGGCCGGGATCATGGCCCGCAACGACGCGCGCGGGCTCAACCCGAACGTGCCCGCCGCCGGTGTCAACGGCATTAGCTCGTACGCGCTCGACGTCGAGAAGCGGTTCACCGACGCCGAGTACACGAACCTCAACGCCGCGGGCGTGAACATGGCGCAGTACCGGTGGGGAGCCCTGGAGACGTTCGGGTACCGGACGGTCGTCGACCAGACGCAGGTCTCGGACTGGTGGAGTCTCGGCTTCGCCCGGCTGCGCATGGCGATCGAGGCCGAGGCCGGAGCGATCGCCGAGCGGTACGTCTTCTCGGAGATCGACGGGCGCGGCAAGACGATCGCCCAGTTCGGCGGCGACCTGCGCGGGATGCTCGTCCCGTTCTATGAGGCGGGCGCCCTGTACGGCGAGACGGCCGAGGACGCGTTCCAGGTCAATGTCGGCAGCGCGGTCAATACACCGACGACGATCGCGAACGGCGAGCTCCACGCGGTGCTCATGGTGCGAATGTCGCCGTTCGCCGAGTACGTCGTCATCGAGATCGTCAAGGTCTCAACGACGCAGGCGATCGCCGCATGATCTGGCTCGATCTGGCTGAGGAGCCCGAGGCCGACGACGAGATGCCTGAGTGCGTCGCGATCGCGCTCGGCCTGGCGTAACCACGGAAGGAGGTAGGGCGCTATGCGCGCTGACCAGTTCAACGTCACCGCCGTCGTCGACGGCAAGGATCTCGGCACCTGGGACAAGTTCTCGGGCGGCGAGGTCGACTCGGAGGAGACCCGCTACCGGCCGGGTGGCATGGCTGCCCCTGTCTCGCTCGGCGGCGCGATCACCGTCGGGAACGTCACCATCTCCCGGCTGTTCGATCTCGCCCGTGAGCAGGCGATCATCCACTGGTTGATCGGCCGGGCAGGCAAGGGCAGCATCACGATCAACAAGCAGCCGCTCGACGTCGACGGCAACGCGTAC